ACAGGGGAAAGGAAGGCGGCTCTGCTTACGCCGCCTAACCTTCCTTCCCCTGACTGTGACAAAAGCAAAATTTCAACGGCTTTTATAAGCCTTAATCTAAGGAATAGGAGGATGAAAATGGAACCTGATAGATTTGCTAAGTTGGTTAAAAAAGAAAATGTCACCGATGAGGGTTTTGCAATAAATGAATCTTACAGACCAATCGCTCTTACCTTACAAGAGAAGTTCAAAGAATTAAAAGATGCACCGATAAAGAATATCCTCTTCGTGGACAACCTTAACAGCAAGAAGAAAGCTGGAAGTAAAGTGGTATTTGCCGAAATAGGCAAAATTCCTAGAAGGTGGCAAGATGTCCTGCATCAGACAACAGGCTTGTATTTCGAGTTTGTGCTCACTGTTTATAGGGAAAATACAGCAAACATGACCCGTGCCCAGATTGTAGCACTCATTTACCATGAGTTGCGCCACATTAGGCGGGATGATGTTGGCAACAAAATCGTTGGCCATGACGTAGAGGATTGGTATGAGATGTATACCAAGCTTGGCTATAATTGGGCTACTACGTTAGGGGATATTCCGGATCTCCTAGGTGGGGATGTGGACTGGGATAGTATCGAGGGCCCAGCAGCTCTCTTCACTGCAGACGGTGAGCCACACAAGCTTAGGGTGGTGAAGTAGGTGATACCTCACATTTGGGCTATCTACGAACGACCTCAAGACTATCCGGACGGATATATTGCACGCAAGTGGGATTGCAGCGTATTTCCTCCAAGGGCCACCGAAGATACACATACAGCCAAAACTTTAAGAGAGGTACGAATGCAGTTGCCTAGAGGACCTCTAAGTCGAATCCCTAGGTTTCCAACCGATGATCCCTGTTTAGTGGAGGTGTGGATGTGACTAGTTTTTTCGTAGCCATGATTCCACCTCAAACCACCCATCAACAAACCAAGGTCACAGTAGTTAAAGGCAAACCCATATTTTATGAGCCAGCTGAGCTAAAGGCTGCACGCTCCAAATTGCAGAGCCACCTAGGCAAGCATGTGCCCGAGGAAAAGTACACCGGAGCAGTACGCCTCGTGACTAAGTGGCTCTTTCCTATCACTGGCAACCATAAGGACGGAGAGTGGAAGACCACAAAGCCAGATACCGACAACATGGTCAAATTACTCAAGGACGTCATGACTGACCTGGGATATTGGACTGATGATTGCTTGGTGGCCAGTGAGATAACCGAGAAGTTTTGGGCAGATCGGCCTGGAATTTATATTGTCATAGAGGAGTTGGAGTGATGAAAAAGTGTGATCTAGTGAAAATACCCGTTTTGGTCGGTGACGAGATTGTAGGGGTTTGCCAGTTTGGACCCCTAACGTCGGAAAGCGCAATAAGGGACATAGAAAGCGGCGATCTCGATTCGGCATGTAGATGCATCTGCGGAGTAGCGTCATACAGAGATGGACGATTCACTTCACTCGGTCAAGCAAAGGAGGTGCTTGAAGTGGGAAAGTCTATTCTAAGATGCACATGGTGCGACCACGAAATAGAGGAAACAGGATTAGTTTTAAGGCATAACGATGATCCGTTCTGCAACCAAGTTTGTCTAGATCTGCAACGTGAAGACGATGCCCTGTTTGCAGAGGTAGAGGAGGTGCTGGGGTGAGGGATTTACAGAAAGATTTGGAGTGGGCACTTAACAAGACGGAATTTCCCGTTGTTTTAGTACACGCGCTAAAGAGGGCGTTGAAAGCCGAAGCCCTCGCCAAGGAGCTTGTGGAGTGTTTGGACGTTATGTTTAGCGAAGCCCCTATGAGCGTATGGTTAGAAGCTAAAATACAGCTAGAGGAGCTACACAGAAAAGCCAAGGAGGTGCTGGGTGATGACGGACCCAAGACCCGATCTCAAATATGACAGCCCGGAGTGGACTTTACTACTCCAAGCATTGGACAAGCACTGCCCATCTCATGCTCGTGAATTTGTTGGGATCATGCATGGGTTTAGGTGTGCTGGCCTTAGGCTTCACCGTGGGGCTAAAGGGTATGTACTCAGGCCCGACTTTGATCCTACTTCAAAGTGGCGTACCAAAGAGGAATACGAGACAGACCGCAATCAGTGGCTCATGCCCTGGGCGGACAGCATTGTTGAGATTCTACAAGCACTGACTAAGGAGGTAGCAGTATGACC